TCCGCTGGTTTACCCGCAGGCATTCCTACTCGTCTCATGGTATTCCTCCTTATGCTTTGTGGCTGAGATAGATACCCGCAACCTTGTTGTTGTACACGTCCACGATACCGTATTTGCGGTATTTCAGAATGTACGCATCGCTGTTCGGGTTATTGGCCGGAGCGATGATATTGCCCACAACGTGTTTGTCGTGCTTGATGATAGCGGGTTTGTGGATGATCATGAAATTGATATCCTTCGCGCCCTCTTTGGTTTTCTTGTAATAGGTGGCCGCCGCCCAAGACGGCGCCTCTGCGCCAGTTACGTTGCTGTACACACCATCGCTTACCGTGTAATAGTCCTTATACTTCGTGGCCCAGTCTGCGGGTTCAGCTGCGGTTACGGTATACACGGGAGCGGCTTTGGCATAGTGCCCGGCTTCCTCACCTGTTGTCTTGCCGTCCAGCAAGTCAATAGCCGTGTAGAAACGCGTCTGCGGCACTTTTTTGACGTTTGCAAAGCTGTTGTATACTTCTTTAGACTTGTACGATTCCAGCGCAAGCAGGCTGTTAACCAACGTAGGCGTAGCGTACAGATACCGGCCTTCTTCCGGCACTTCGTCCTCGTCCATCGTGGTCTTTGCTTCCAGTAATGCTGCAAGAAAAGCGTCTGCATTGGCATACGTTGCCCCGCTTCCGGCGCAACCTTCTCGCGCTGCAATGTAGCGCCAGCCTGTCCAAACGCAATGTTGAACGTTTCCTGATCGTCCATCGCGTCAACCGTCAGTTTTGTACCACGATCGTAGTTGTAAGTGGTGCTCTTCCACACAACGTCAACCGAGCCGGAAGCGTAGCCGCTCGAACGGCTGTAGTCACCTAACCCCGATACTTCAATCTGCGGATAGACGATTTCGTTGGCATTCACGCCAGCGCGTGCCATAGCCGGATCGCTAGTCAGATCGGACGTTACGGATGCATTGCGATATACCTCGTCAAGCAGTGCCGTGTAGTTCTTTGCTAAAACAATAGAATTTGCCATTATTTATCTCCTTTATCTGTTCCCAGGCCCATAGCAGCCCTAAGCGACGCTTCGTTTGCATCACCTTCTAATGAGCCGCCTGTGCCGCCCCCAATTATAAGTTTGGGGTCTTTGTCATCTTCGGATTCAAACAAGAACCCTTTTTCTTCTTTGATTTTTGAAAGCTGTTCCTCGAGGCCTAATATCTTTCCGTCGTCCGTGAGCTTAAGACCCTCGCGGTCTAAAAGCCCCATGATGATACCCGCGTCTCTGGCTTTTGCTCCGGCAAGCTGCTTTTCAAGCGCATGGTCAAACTGAATGCCCGCGATCCTCTCATCAAGCTCCCGTTCGGCCTGCTCCGCTTTCTGCTTCCACTCGTCGGCCTTTGCCCTGATGCCGTCCACGTCGAGCTCCTTGAAGCTCTCGATCTGCTCATTCGCGGCGGCAAGCTGCTCTTTCAGCCCGTCGCGGTCAGCCGCGAGCGTTCCCACTTGCGATCTCAGGCCTTCGATGTCTTTTCCGTTTTCATCCATGATCTTGTCGATCATTTCGTCCTCGATGCCAAGCTCTTTCAAAAATTCCCTTTTCATTTCTTCCTTTCTTCGGTACGCTTTTTACGGGTGTCGCTCCCAGCGCCTATCTACACTCGTACGCCTGTAGCCAGCTAATTTTGTATACAAAAAGAACGCCCGCAGGGAGCGTTCTTTATGATCGAGTATTATTTATTTTCGCAGCCGGAAGTGCGGACAATTATATCTTACCGGATTTCCGATTCCCGGCGAATATTTACAGTCTTTCATTGCTCCGCAGTCGTTACAGGAATGATGTTTTTTCAGAACATCATACGCTTCTTTGTATTTCCTGTATTCTGCCCATTCTTTCCATTTTTTCACGAGAGCAATGATCCCGATGATCCCAAACAACGCAATCCCCGCAACGGTGAGCCACGTTCTTACTGCAAAATATGTTTCTATCATTCTTTCCTCCTAATTTTAGGCATCAAAAAACCGCCCTTTCGAGCGGCCTTGATTTTCCAATGCCCTGTTTCAAGTTGTGCGTTTGCCGTGCCTCGCAAGCAATCTTACTCACCTTAAATATCTGCAATCTGCGTTATGCTTCAGCACGTCCGCCACAACCGCCGCTAAAACAGTCAAATCCCTATGCTCTATCTCTACTTCGTATAAATCTACCGCCGCTTCCAATATCTCATGCCATACGGTAAGCCGCTTCTGGTCTTCCCGCATACCCGCGTCAATGCAAATACGCCCGTCTCCTCTGTCACATTCGCCCCACACGTCGCGTTTCTCCGCCAGCCCTTTTACTTCTTCTATGTGATATGTTCTGCTTCCTATCTCTATATTTTGTTCCATAACTTTATGTTTCCCCCAATATATGGTATTATATTCATATAACTACGAAAGGAGGCGCATATTCATGCCTAAACAGGGAAAATGCTCGGAAAAGCCACCGCGCAAAGGACCCATGACCGTCAAGGTCTCATCTCACACACGAGAGAACGGCAACGTCAAGGTCTCTGCACATAAACGGCATACTCCAAAATAAGAATAGACGGTGCAAACCGTCTATTCTTTTCTGCGCGCTCTGTTACCGTTTCCATTAAATTAATTCAATTTCTCCCGCGATCTCGTTGAGCGATTTCCCATCCCAAAACGGATCTTCCATCATAGCATTACTGTCGCCATAATCTTTTACTCTATGCTCTCCATAGGATACGCTAATATTTTCTCTATTAATCGGGATAATAGAGCATTCAATTCCATTAAAAATAAAGGATATATCTTGTGTTAATGAATCCACTCTAGTTTTCAAGTCTTTTGCATTCATAATATATCACCGTTCTCCTTTCTTTCTATGTCTGTTAATTCTCTCATTGGACGATCAGCAACCTTCCCATTTTCCCATGTTACGTCGTGGGCGTGTTCGCCGCCGTATCCAAATTGGTGCTTGCTTGGGTTCCCGTGATTGCTAGAGTTTATCTGCTTAATCATTCGAGCGTCTGCGTCATAGTATGTCCTATCATTTTGCTTACCGTTTCGGCTTACAGTATCCAGCACGGCATACGACTTAAACTCTACTGGTATTTTGGGGTGCGCCTTGCTTTTCCAATCATCTGTAACAACGATTGTTCCATCTTTATTATAATGGTAATAGGCATATTTTTCAAGTTCTTTCCGCTCTGCATAAACCACTTTCCCGCTCATGCTGCGCCCATATCCCGATACCTGTGTAAGGTCGCTGCGTGGCGTTAATCCAGCTTGTCCGCAGAAGTCCTTGTACATGTCTCGTTGCCGCCTTAAACGGATGCTGGACGCTGTAAAATCGTCCTTAAGCCCACCCTCGTCAAACTCTATCAACTCGCGTTTTGTTTTGCGTATACTGCGTTCCATCCTACGCTGCATTTGTGTCGCCTCGTAGCCTGTGTAATGCTTGCCATCGTATGTAATACCCTCTGCGTTCTTTCGCCGCATTTCGGCAAGCTCTGCGTCGCTGTAGGCGGGCTCGCTGACACCTAGAATAATTGGGAATGCAACGTGCCGGCAGTTTAGCGTACCGATAGGCCGCGCAAGGTTGTTGTTTAATTCCTCGTACTCCT